GCTCCAAATCCCGCCTCGTCCAGAAACGGGGATGGATTTGTTTTTATAATTCTATGTGCCATGCCAGATAGTATTGGGTATTTGGGCAAGCGGGATCTGGTGGGACTTAGGGGGATCTGGTGGGACTGGTAGTTGTGTGAAGTTAGTGGGTTAGGTAGGAGTAGCGTAGAGAAATCGGTTCGTGGCGTCAAGGTTGTGTCGCGTCAGACGCTTTTTCAAGATCACGCCGAAACGAAACAGAATTTTGGTATAAGAAAATCATGATGAAGTAATTTCTATCAAGAGGTTATTCTATCAAAGGCGTTCAAGTTCGGATGCCTAACTTGAACAGAACTGTAACATCTTCAAGGTATCCTTAATATGCTTGAATAATAAAATAAAAATTTATTTTAGCTTACTGAAACTTTTACCCTGGAAGCCCCCGTTGCATGTCAATTCTGACATAAAACGGGGGTCTTTTTTTATCTATCCAAGTTTGCCCATTTCAGTAGGGCCACGACTAGTAAGCGGTTTGTCCATGCGCTCCTCTAGGCGAGCGCATTTCTCTCGTAATTCGCTGTTTTCTTTCCAGAGTTTGCGGTTTTCAGCCGTCAGGTCTCGACGCTCTTCCTCCAGTGTATCCAGCTTGTCTTCCAGCTTGGCGCATCGTGCGCACGGCTCAGAAACCGCTGTTTCAGGCTGCATTACGGCTACTTGGTAGTCTATTGGCCTATCACTTAGGCGCATCGGTCCGCGACCGAAGAAAAGCCAGTCACTACTTACGCCAGAAGTTTCAGCGTAAAATTGAACCCATGAAGGAGGGACCTCCCCTCTTTTCCTGGCCCCGTTCACAGACTGCGGGCTGATATTCAGTACACGCGCAAGCTCAGAGTCGTTTTGTGCACCAGAAGATTTCAATAACCTTTCATAAATAGCATCAAATGATTTCGATCTTTCCACGCTGAACTCCGAAATAACTTAGAAATGCCCGAAGCCCTGTAAAAAGATTATAAATCAAAATGTTACATTTTAAATGTAAAAAAATAACTTAGAAATAAAATTTAAGTTGAAATTTTTCATTTAAAACGCTAGAAAGGTCTTACGGGCGGTTTACATGCAATGTTTACAAGCAAACTCTATCCGCCCGGCTCCATAAGATCAATGCCTGCATAGGCGTGGCGCATACGCGCAAAAAAAGACGGGAGGAAAACATGAACTGGGCGGACAAGGGCATGACGCTCCGGAAGGAGTTGAGCGAGCGGCGCTGCTTTTACTCGATGCGCATCCATGAAGCGCTCAGACGCAACGGAAGGAGTGCGGCCGTGGTGGCCTATGAGCTTGGCATTTCCCGCGCGTCCGTCTCCGCTACGATTCTCGGCAAGAACCACAGCGCCCGCGTGCTTGACGCGCTCCGCTCGGCGGGCGTCCCGGAAAAGTACCTTTTTGACCCCCGCCGCGTTGAGGCGGCGGGGAAGGAGGCGGCGGCATGAGCAAGGAAAAGAATCTCGGCGAGTTCATCCAGACCGTAAACAAGGAAGTGATCAGCACGATCATCAGCAAGCAGACGAATCCGCTCAAGCCTGACAAGCAGTTCACCTGCCTCATGCAGGACGTCCGGGTTCAGCTTGACGTGAATGTAACATCGGAAAGGAAGGTAGCTGACGGTGAGGGCGTCGCCGCCAGTCTTCACCTCGAATACAGTTACGTCCCCATGTTGCCGCGCGAGCAGATGAAACTTGAAAGCGTTCCGAAAGAAAGCGGCACGGGTGAAGGCGGCGTCAAGGCGTCCGATGATGAAGACGATGTCAATGAGGCGGTCGGCAAGCGGCTTTTTGAGGAGCCGCAAGGGGTTTTTATTCTGACGCGCGGATTGAGCGGAGAGGCCAAAAGGCAACTGTTGAAAGGCATGAATGACCTGGTGGCCCCTCTTCTGGATCAGGCTGTTCCAGCTAACGGACAGTCTTCAACCAATCAGTAAACAGTCTTTGTTCCATTTTATACCCACCGCGTTGAGGCGGCGGGGAAGGAGGCGACATGACGGTTATGTTCGACAATGTCCATCATCCCCATGTCGGTTTTACCGAACAGGAAGAAAAGGCCGTGCGGGGCTGTCCGGGGAAATCGGAAAGCGTCGCCTTTCAGATCGAAGAAGGGTTTATCGGCTTGTACGATTTTATCGAAATCAGCCGGGAGTTGGTTAAAAAACACGATGAAACCGAGCTTACCGTTATTCTGTGGAGCTTTATGGAACGACACTGGACGCTTTGCCGTAAGCTCGGCTTCGTCTCGAATTTTAACGATTCCCAGACATAGCAGCATCTACGCCCGCTTGCGTCAACCACATGACGCTAAGGCTGAATTGAATAGGTGTTCCCCCGGTTGCACGCAGTATGCCGCTCTTCCTTAAAAGCCCTCTTGAGGCGAGCCGCTCTAAGGCATCAGCGAGCTTTACTTCGCTTCCTCCGGCTGCGCTGAGCATCTGTTCAAAATCGGCACGGGTAGGGAGTCTATTAGAATTTTTACCGATAGTTTCAAGGATAAACATTTCAAGTTCAGTAAAATATCCCATATTTCCGCCTCCTCGGCGTCCCGGATGGTCCGGGGTTAGATGGTTTCTGTTTGTATCTCCAGTCTAACCGAGAAGGCGGACCCCAACAACGGTCCGGGTGTCCCGTAAACACCCGTAAACAGTTTTTTTGCTCCATCCAGCTACCGCGACCGTGTAGGCCGTCCCGAGTTCTTCCATGCAGGGGCGGCGAAATCTGCACAACGGCGGATACCGCGCCAGCCTACGCGGGACGTTTCCCCGGCACGGCACAAGTCCGGGGCGAATTTTGAGAGGTGAAGGCATGAATGGGATGAAGGAAGCGTACACAGCACGGGAGCTCTCCCCGATTTTAGGGCTTACCGAACGCGCGGTTCTCTACCTTGCGGAACGTGAAGGCTGGCAATCCCGTCCCCGCGCCGGACGCGGGGGCGGGCGCGAGTGGCTCGTCGACTCCATGCCGGAAGATACCCGCCTCGCCATCGCCGCCAAGGTGGCCCTGTTTACGCCGGTACCGGTCAAGGCTCCCGCCCCCGTTACCCTGTCGCTTCCGTCCCGGTTTGCCGGGAACGGCAAGACCCGCGCCGAGGCGAAGGCCGCGCTCTTCTTCCTGTACCGGATGTTTACTAAAACCGCCGGGCTTCCGAAGACGCGTGGCATGGAAACCTTTTCGGTTCGCTGGAATGCCGGAGAGATCGAGTCCGAGGCATGGCTTCGGGAAGCGATCCCGCACGTCAGCAAAAATACCCTGCTCAACTGGGAGCGTGCGATCAAGACGGAAGGCACGGCGCGGCTCGCGGGCGACTACGGCAAGGGCAAGCGCGGCAAGGGCTGCATCGACGGCCAGCCGGAAGTCAAGGCGCTCATCGTTGCGGCGGTCTGCGAGCACCCGGAAGGGAAGGCGGGCAACGTGCGGTACAAGCTCGAGCACGTAAACGAACAGCGGATCGAAGACGGGCTTGAGCCGTTCGAACTTCCCTCCCTGCGCCGCCTGCAATGCTGGATACGGGACTGGAAGGCGAGGAATCCCGCATTGTTCCTGTCCGCCACGGCTCCCGGCAAGGCGCGCAACAAGACGATGCCTTCCTTCGGCGATTTCTACGCTTTTGTGACCGGGATCAACCAGCGGTGGGAATACGACGGCACGCCGTCGGACGTCATGCTTTCGGACAACAAGCGGTACGCAATCATCGGCGTCATCGAAATCTACACCCGCCGCGTGAAGTTCCGGGTTGTCGAGCGCTCAACGTCGCAACAAGTCGCCTGCGTCACGCGGGATTGCCTTCTCGACTGGGGCGTTCCCGAAACGGCTGTAACGGACAACGGGAAGGAGTTTACGTCTCGGCAGATGCAGCGGCTTTTCTTGGATCTGGGGATAGCCTGCGACATTTTGCCGCCGTTCCGCCCGGACCTGAAACCGGCCATCGAGCGCGTGTTCCACACGTTTTCCCATGACCTGTTGCCGATCGCGCCCTGTTATGTGGGGCATGACGTGGCCACAAGGCAACGTATCCGGGATCAGGAAGACTTTGCGAAGCGCCTCATGAAGCGGGCGAAGAAAGGCGAAGAAGCCGAAGCGCTCACCATCGGCATGAGCCCGGAGGAATTGCAGGCGTTTTGCGACAAGTGGACGGATTCCGTTTACATGCACCGTCAGCATAGCGGTTTGAGGGGAAAAACGCCGTACCAGATGCTCTCTGAATATCCGTACGGCGTCCGGCGCATCCCGGAGAAGTATCATCAGGCGCTCGACGTGCTGCTTTTGCCTGTCATCGGCACGCGCCGCGTCACAAAGGAAGGGATCGAAATCGGGGGAAGAACCTACATCGCTCCCGAACTTGGGCGGCCTGACGTCGCACAACAGGATGCGGAAATCAGATTCGACAAAGCACGGCCGCAATACGCCTATGTCTACCTTGACGGCCTGTTCGTCTGCCGGGCGAAGTGCGTCGACGCTATGGCTCCCGAAGAACGACGCCAGATCGCCGTTGACGCCCGCAACGCCATGAAGTCCGTCCGCAACGCCATTTCCCAAATCAAAAAGGACGCCAAAAAGAACCATCTCGACACTATGGCGCAAGACATCATCGAAATGCTCACCGAGCGGGCGCAGAAGCTCGTGGCCGACAACCCCGTTCCGACACGGGAGGTCATCGAACACGTCACGTTTGATCTGATGGAAGCCCAGCGCGCGGCGTCGGGCGAAAAGCCCATGCAGACCCTGACGCCGGAACAGGCCGAGGAAGCCCGTGCGCAAGCCATCGAGCTTGTCGCCGAAAACGAATTTACGGTGCCTCAGTCCGCTCAGGCCCGCAATGCACTTTTTGAGGCATTGCAGACCCGCACGATCAGCGGCGAGGCATTGTCGGCCGACGAGCTGAATTGGATATCAATGTACAGAACCAGCGCAGAACGCGCAGGTTTTGAGGCCATGAACCAGCTTTACGCCGTCAACCAATAAAAAGGCCCGTTGTTGACGCAACGGGCCGGGATGGAGAGGCACATCTCCATGTCTATGAGGGAAATAACTATGCAACAGACAACAGCAAGCGTCAATACGGGCATTGCCCCGCTCACCAACGTCGCCCTGTGCCTCGGCACGCTCAAGCGGGCGATCGACCGCCCCCGGCATTTGCCCGGGATCACGGTCTTCTACGGCCCTTCAGGGTTTGGCAAGAGCACGGCCGCCGCCTGCGCGGTCATCCAATGTCGTGCCTGTTATGTGCAGGCCCGCAGCTCGTGGACGCGCAAGGCTGCGCACGAGACGATCTGCAAGGGACTCGGGCTGAAGCCCGGCAAGACCATCTCCGAAATGCTCGATCAGATAGCCGAGGAACTCGCCCTGTCGGGCAAGCCGCTGGTCATCGACGAGGCCGACTTTCTCGTCGAGCACAAACAGATCGAGATCGTCCGCGACATCTATGAAGCGTCCCAGGCCCCGATCATGTTGATCGGTGAAGAATGGCTCCCCGGCAAGCTCGAAAAGTGGGAACGGTTCCACGGGCGCGTGCTCGACTGGTGCCCGGCGCAGCCGGTGTCTTTTGAGGACGTCAAGGCGTTGTGCAGGCTCTACGCCGCCGGGACCGAGATCGCCGACGACCTGTTGCAGCGCATCTACACGGTGTCCAACGGTTCGGCCCGCCGCGTCGTCGTCAACCTTGCTCTCGTTGAAGAGGCCGCAAAGGTCGAGGGCCGCAAGACCATCAGCCTCGCTGATTGGGGCGCACGGCCGCTGTATACCGGCGAGGCTCCGAGCAGGAGGCGCTAACATGGCCGAACTGTTTTCAAGTACGCCTTACGCGGCGCTTACCGCCAGAGAACGGATATGGGCGGCCATCCGTGAGATGAAGACCGTTACCGTCCGCGAAGTGGCGGATCGGTGCGACGCGAAGGCCGACGCCGTCCGGGGGTACTTCGCCGGCCTTGTCGCCGCTGGCGTCCTCGACGTGATCCACCGGGGGACGGGCGGAAAGCACAGCGTCTACACGCTCAAGCGCGATCTCGGCGTCCATGCGCCGCGCGTCAGGAGGGACGGGACGTTCCTGCCCGATTCAGTCCGCTCCCGGTTGTGGAACGCCATGCCGATTTTCGGGATCTTTACCGCCAGCGAGCTTGCGATGTCCACCACACTCGCGGAGTCGCCGGTTTCGCGTGCCGAAGCGCTGGACTATTGCCGCTGGCTGGCGCGGGCGGGCTATCTTCGCGATCTCGGCGATGAAAAGTTCCGGTTCGTCCCGGCCCGGCACACCGGAGCAAAGGCCCCCCAACTAGTGCTGGTCACGCATGTTTACGATCCGAATATCGATCAGCTCGTCGTCCACGGGCCGCTTGCAGGGAGGGACGACGAATGACGAACCACGAGAAAGCCGAGGCCGCCTGGGGAACGCCGCTGCCGGACTGGATCGAAAAGCTGGCCACGGCCTGCGACGGCAAGGGGCTGCGGAAGACTGCGGCGGATCTTTCCGTCTCCCCGGCCATTGTGAGCCTCGCCATTCGGCGCGGCCGCGCGAAGCTCGACTTCATCCGGAGCCGCGTCGAGCACCTTCTCGGGATTTCCATCATCCCCTGCCCCGTGCTCGGTCTTATCAGCCGGAAGGAGTGCCGGGACAACCAGCAAAAGCCGTTTTCATCCATCAACCCCATAGAGGTGCAGCTTTTCCGGTCATGCCGGGGATCCTGCCTGTACAGCGAACTCAAAAAGGAGGAACGCCATGATCTCCGAGAATCTCGAAAAATGCCTCGACGTGCTCGACAAGCTCACGAAGCGCGGCAATGACGACATCCGGGAGCTTGCCCCGTTCATCGTCAACGAAATGCGTCGGGAAGTGCTGCGCGTACGCGAGCTTGAAGAAGACGTTTACCGCTCTGCCCACGTCGTTTTTGAAGTCAGAGGAGGACTCCATGCCGAAGCGCGTTAAGCCGAACCTTTCCCCCGTCACGTTTCCCGTCCATTCGCTGGATGACGTCGACGCCGCCCTTGCCCAGATTGCGGCCCGCAAGCGCCAGATCGACCTCATCGGCCTCGGCGTTGCCGAACAGGTCGACGAGATCAAGACCCGCGCAGCGGCCGAGACGGAACCGATCCGGCTTGAAATCGCCGCCCTTGAGCTTGCGATCGGGCGTTTCGCCGAAGCGAGCAAGGCGGAACTGTTCAGCAAAAAGAAGTCCGTGCAGCTCCAGTTCGGGATCGTGGGCTTCCGGGCGTCCTCGAAGCTCAAGACGCTCAAAAAATGGACGTTCGAGCGCGTGCTCGCGACGCTCCGGGATACCGGGATGCGGGAGTATATCCGCGTCAAGGAAGAGGTCGACAAGGAAAAGCTCAAGGGCCTCGCGCCGGAAACCCTCGCGGGCATCGGTTGCACCGTCGTGCAGGAGGACGTCTTTTACTACGAACTCCCCGAACAGCCCGAACCCGAAACCCAACCTTCAACCCTATAAGGACGAGCATCATGACCAAGACCGAACTCATCAAGAAGTGGCAATCCGATTTGCAGACCTATTGCAGCGAAGACGTATACACCCTCAATCAGCTTGAAGTCCTCTTCGGGTGCCTGTGCGGCGTCATGTCTTCCGAGCTGTTCGAGGGCGGAGAGGTTTCTTTGCCGGGCATGGGGAAACTTTCGGCCGTCCACACCAAGGCCCGCGACGGCCGCAACCCGAAGACCGGGGAAAAGCTCCATATTCCCGCTCGGCTGCGGGTGACGTTCAAGCCCTCGAAGGCGTTTAGGGAACTGTTGAACTAACAAGCGAAACCGCCCCACGGGGCGGTCGCCGGATGATTTCCGGCCTGATGAGCTTAAGCAAAAAAAAGAAAGGTTACGAACCCGATATTCAAAAGGAGGGAGCCATCGCATGAACAAAAAAATGGTTGATATTCATCTCACCGAGGACACGCTCCATGCTGTGTCCAGAGCGGTAGGTTATGGTGATGCAATCCTCGCCATAGCGGGAATGATACGAAAGGGAGCGCCCCTTTTCGCTCCCGGGGCAAGAGCTGCGTTGCTTTCTCTCGCTGATACGATTGAGAATAACGTTCAAGAGATGATGCAGGAATATTTATCAGCAATCAATGACTCACAAAGGCAAAATGAGCCGACATGCCATTAGGGCGTGTCAAAGAATATGATTCCGGTTCTTTCTCATACTCCTAAAAAGGACAACAAATAATGGGCAAAAGAAATCCCGGCGCGCTGAAAGAATACAAAGTGAACGTGAGCGTCATAGGCTCCGCGAGCAGGACGGTTCTTGCCGCTTCAAAGGAAGAGGCGGAACGCACGGTTGAAAAGATGCTCCTGCAACCAGACGGACAGACGCCGCAATCCAAAACGCTCTGCGCTTTCGATTGGGAGATTCCCCATTTTTACACTTACGGCGGTTCGGACGGATACTCTTCATCTGACTGCATAGCGATCGAAGAATAACCAGCGCGAAACGGCCCACACGGGCCGTCGTCCGGCGGTGGCGCGCCGGGCCTGATGAGCAGCCTCCAATAACGGAAGGAGCACCCATGCAACTCGCGATCCATGCAACGTGTCAAAATTGCGCCGCACTGGTGCGTCGGTATCGGCGCGGCCAGCCTCCGGCATTCCGTTGCCGCCTCGGGTATCCTCTCCATAATCTGGCCCCGGTCGCTCTCTGTCCGAAGCCATTGAGCGAGTGCGAAGTCGTCCTCGCCCGAAAACTCTACAGGAGGCTCCCATGCCGCGATATGTAGCAACGGTTTCCGGCGCGGGCGTCCACGCCATCAAAGACATGGAACAGGGTGATACGGTTTGTCTTTTCATGCTCAAAAGGGGCGGAAGCTTCGAGCAGCTCAGAGACAACCTGAATACCTGCCTTCGTGCCCTGAACTACGTCGACGAGCAACGTAAGGAGAAAAAGCATGGACTGGCGTCGGATTCCCCACGCTGACGGGTATGAGATGTCCGAGTCCGGTGATGTCCGCCGGGCGGACGGACTGCTCGTTCCTTATTACCGCTTGCTGTGGGGGGGCGTCACGCGGTCATGTCGGCGGAAACGCTCTATCGCATGACCTTTGACGGCCCGCTCCCTGAGCGCTCCCCGGGCGCTCCCCACAGCGTGGATGTCGACGAAAGGCGTCTTGAGGCCGCACAGCGCCTTGCCGAAAGACTCCGGCATGAAAACGACGAGCTCCGCGCCCGGTTCGCGGCGTTCGGCATCGATATTTGAGGTTCAGGATGAAAACTCCCGTTTTCTGCGGTTCCCTCAGCGTCCGGCAAGGTTCCCGGCGCGTCCGTTTCGAGCTGGCCAAGGCCGAGGCGTACGGCGGCCCGGCGGGCTGCTATCGGGTGCGCATCAATCGCGTGTGGCATGAGGCCGACGGTAAAACGGCCTTCCTCACGCCGGAGCAAGTCGTCGGCATGGCCGTCATGATGACGCTCGGCGGTTTCAAGCCGGAACCGCTCCCGGACATCCCGCGCGGCACCCGCGTCAGCCACCAGACCGTCCCGGCCGACGGAGACATGCCGGAACGCCGCGAAACGGGCTGGACGATGACGGAACCGATCCGGGCGCAGGACGGCCTCGCGTACGTCGGCGTCAGCGTTTACGGGCGGGGCGTCGTCATGCTTCCCGTAAACAGTCTGTCCATCATCGGGAGGACATCATGATCATCGACTTCGCCACGGGCAAGGTGAAAAAGCCCGCCCCGCCGGAAACCGCCACGCCCGTTTCCGCTCCGGAACCGAAAAAGCCCCACGCTCCCGCGAAGCGCAAGCCCGCGAGCCTTCCCGTGGAGAACCGCCGCGCGGAGCTTGCCAAGATCCATGTGGCGAAAAAACAGCTTGCGATGGATGACGAGACGTACCGGACCATGCTCATGTCGCAGTTCGGCGTAGAGTCGGCCCGCGACCTTTCAGCGCACCAGCGCAAGAGCTGCATTTTGTACATGCAGCGGCTCGGATTCGAGGGCAAACGCGGCAAGGCGTCCCCGCAGCGCACCGGCGAGCGCCGCAAACGCCGGGATGTGCCGCTGACGCTGGAAAAGGACGACTCCGGCCTCGGGCGCGACGTCTACATGCGTAAAATCGAGGCTCAGCTTGCCGAAAAAGGACGCGCCGAGGGGACGAAAGTGCCGTGGGGCTACGCCGTGGCTATTTTAAAAAGGCAGTCCGGGGGCGTCACGAAGTGTTTCGAGCACGCGACGGTCGAGCAGCTCCGGGGCGTCATCGCCGCATTAACCTATGACGCCAAGAAAAAAGGCCGGTACTCCGGCGCGTGGGGGACGTGATGAGCGAGTGGGTAAGCCGTCCGGATTTGGAGGAGTTGATAGGGAGAGAGGCGACGGAACAGCTCTGCGAAGCCCTCGGGGGCGTCCCGTTCTATGTGCCGATTAAGCCAAAACCAGACATCGAACTTGCGAAAATCGTCGGGTTCGGACGCGCCTGCGCCCTGTGCGAAGCGTTCGGCGGCGCATACATCACCGTACCGCTCGGCAACCGACCGGAACCGTATAAAGTCAGAATCATGCGCCTGATAGACGAAGGAAAGGCCCCGCCACAGATAGCAAGGGAGCTCGGCACGACCGAGCGATACGTGCGCACAATCTTAAGCCGCTACCAGCGCAAGCCCCGCCAACTCACCTTCTTCTGAAAATCACCCTGATCAACATCGGGGTGCCGGGAAAAAACCTCCCGTGTGAATGTGGAATCATCACACAGGAGGTTTTTCATGTTCAAAAAGCTGTTTTCCGCCCGTCGCTGGCTTGCCCTGTGCGGGCTCGTCACTGCCTTGATCCTCGCCTTTCTCGCGGTCGTTTCCCCGCAGCAGCTCCCGGTCATCGCGTATAAATCCGCACTGGTGTCTTTCGCCGCGTGCATCGGCGTGTGGATCGACCGGGCGGTCTTTCCGTACGCCCGCCCGTCCGGGTATCTGAAAAAGGACTGGCTGCGTAACCCCGACGCCGACGGCGGGGAGGACGAAGTCGATTTCGAGATATGCACCGGGTATTTCCGCGTCTTTGCCATTGCCACAATCCGGCGCGGGATCATGGTGGGCATGGTGATCCTCGGCATGTGTCTGGGGCTGTGATCATGCGTATCGATCCGCAAAAACTCCTTTCCTCCTGCGTCGAGGCGTTTTGCGTGGGCGTCGCGTTCGCCGTGGGCGCGGCCATTGTCGTATCGGTGCTGTTTGGCCTGCTCGCCTTTTTTGCTGGCGACGCCGAGGCCGCAGAAGTCCAGATACCCCGCGCCGCGCTCCAGCACCGGGCGACGCTCATTCGGGAGGCCCGCGCCGCGTGGGGATTGAATGCCCCGGTATCCATCTTCGCCGCCCAAATCCATACGGAATCGTGGTGGCGGAATAACACGGTGTCAGCGGCGGGTGCGCAGGGACTGGCGCAGTTTATCCCATCGACGGCGACATGGCTTCCGAAAGTCGCCCCGGAAGTCGGCAAGCCACAGCCGTTCAATCCGGCGTGGTCGCTCCGGGCGTGCGTCGTCTATGACAAATATCTCCATGACCGCATGAGTGCCATGAGCACCGACAAGAGCGCCTTGAGCGCCTGTGATCGCATGGCCTTTGCCCTCTCGGCTTACAACGGCGGTGCGGGCTGGGTGAACCGTGACCGGAACCTCGCCGCAAAGAAGGGGCTCAATCCGGATCGCTGGTTCGGACACGTCGAAACCGTAAATGCGGGCCGCAAAGCAAGCGCGATCCGGGAAAACCGCAGATACGTCTCGCGCATCATGGAATACCAGCACGTGTACATCCGGGCGGGCTGGGGGCCGGGGGTGAGTTGTGCTGGGTAAGATTCCTTCGTGGCTCTGGGCCGTCCTCGTCTGCGTTGTCATCTACGGTGCGGGCGTCTGGCGAGGGCTCGACGTCGTGACTGAAGAGTACGAGGCCAAGATTGCAACCATGAACGCCACCCACGCCGAGCAGGAGCGCGCCCGTGCCGAAGCCGTGGCCGCCGCCGAAAAGAACGCCCGCGAGCGTCTGGCGGCGGAAACGGCGCGGGGCGAGAAGTTCGCCCGAGAGCTTGCCGTGAAAACCGCCGAACTGGACGCCGAGCGCGCGTCCGTAAACAGGAGAATCCGGGATGTATCCGAAGCCGCTCGCCGTGATTGCGCTGGCCTTTCTGCTGGCTGGGTGCGCCTCTACAACGAAGCCCTCGGCCTCGCCGATTCCGGTGATAGCGCCGGAAACCAAGGCTCCGCCCCCGGCGGCGCTCATGACGCTCCCGGTTCCGCCGGAACCGCTCACGCCGGGGTACGGCAAGACGCACTAGCGACGCCGGAAGACGTGCTCGCGCATATTCGGGATTTTGGCGGGTATTGCCGGAAGCTCGAAGCCGGGTATCGGGCGCTCGTCGATTTCATGGAGGGAACCCCATGACGCTCATGGAAATCGCCAATGACTGGCTCCCCGTCTTGACATATGTCGGCCCGCCGCTGTGCGGCTGGATCTGGTGGAGCGCCAACCAGCGTTTCGCCAAGCATGAGGACGTCTCGGCGCTGTCGTCCCGGCTCGCCAGCGTCGAGGCGGGACTTAAGGAGCTTCCCGATGCCGCCACCATGCACAAGGTCGAACTCGCCCTTGAGGAAATACGGGGCGACATGCGGGCGCAACGGGCGCGCATGGACGGCATGGACACGCATCTTTGCGCGATAAACAACAATGTCGAAATGCTCGTCCAGAATCATATGAAGGAATAACGCCGTGGAACACAAAACCTTTTCCCAGCTTCAGGCCGAGTCCCGCCGGTGCGCCATGCTGCGCTTTCTTTCCGACTCTCCGGGGTACGAAATGAATACCAGCGTCATGCAGGACGCCCTTGACGTTTACGGGCATCCCGTCTCCCGCGATCAGGTGGAGACCGATGCAGCGTGGCTCGCCGAACAGGGACTTGCCGAGATTGAAGACCTTGGGGCAGTCAAGGTTCTCCACCTTACGGGACGCGGGCAGGACGTCGCCAAGGGCCGCGTCGTAGTGCCGGGCGTAAAGCGGCCACGGGCGGGGAGGTAACATGGTGCGCGCGTCTTCCATCCGCCGCCTTGATCCGCGCATCGTCTCCGAGATCAACGGGCTTTTCGAGCGCGGGCGTACGCTCAACGAGATCCTTGCCAAGCTCCGCGAACTCGGCGTTTCCGACGTGTCGCGCTCGGCGCTCGGACGCTACAAGCAGTCCTACGACGAAGTGATCGCGTCCGTGCGCGAAAGCCGCCAGGTCGCCGAAGTGCTGGTCAAGGAGTTCGGGAAGGACTCGGATCCCAAGGCCATGCGGGCGAACATCGAAATGATGCAGGCCCTTATCTCGAGATTGACCCGCGAGATCACCAAAAACGAGAAGCTCGACGTGAAGCAGGTCGCCATTCTTTCCGGCGCGCTGGAGTCGCTCGGGCGGGCCAGCAAGACGGACATTGAGATGATGGCGAAAGCCAGGGAACAGGCCCGTCGGGAAGTCGAGGCCGAAATGCGCGACCGCGTCCGGAAACTCGGCACGGCGCAGGAGCTGAAGGAGCTGTCCGATGCGGAACTTGAAAGGCGTATCGCCGAACTTGCCAGACGCGGAACTTGACGCGCTGCTCGTCGAGCGGAATCGGCGCGTCCTTGAGGCCGAGCTTGCCCGGCGGAACATGGCGGCGTTCGTCTCCTTCACCAAGCGCGATTATTGCCACAACCGTTTTTCCCGCGCGGTCTGCGAGGCGCTCGACCTTTTTCTTGAGGACGTGCGGGCGGGAAAACGCCCGATACTCATCCTTCAGGCCCCGCCTCAGCACGGGAAAAGCGAGCTCGTCTCCCGGCGGTTTCCGGCCTATGCCTTCGGGCGTTTCCCTTTTTTGCGGATAGCGGCCTGTTCGTACGCGTCGGACCTTGCCCGCGACATGAACCGCGACGTCCAGCGCATCATGCTGGACGACAGCTACAAGGCCGTGTTCCCGGACGTCTGGCTGAACCCCAAACGCGTCGTCAGCATGGAGAATCAGGCGCTCAGGAACTCGGATCGGTTCGATATCCCGGGGACGACGGGCTATTACGTCTGTACCGGCGTCGGCGGGCCGCTGACGGGCAAGTCCGTGGATATCGGCATCATCGACGACCCGATCAAGAACGAGGCGGAAGCCCGCAGCGCCGTGGTCAAAAAAACGATCGAAGGCTGGTACAACACCGTCTTTCTGACAAGGCTGTCCAAACTGTCCGGCCAGATCATCATGGCCACAAGCTGGGCCGTGGACGATCTGGCGGCGACGGTGGCGAAGAAGAATCCCCGCGCCCGCGTGCTGAAATTTCCGGCCATCGACGAAGACGGCGAGGCCCTCGTGCCGGAGCTGCACCCGCTCGAAAAGCTCCTTGAAGTCAAGGCCCTGCTCTCGCCGGGACAATGGAGTGCGCTGTATCAGCAGACGCCGATCGCCGAGGGCGGGAACATCTTTCAGGAAGATTGGATACGGCGATGGGACGCGTCGACGTATCCGCCGTATTTCGAAGAGGTGATTGCTTCATGGGACATGACCTTCAAGGATACGGACGGCTCCGACTATGTCGTCGGGCAGGTATGGGGGCGGTTCGGCCCCAATCACTACCTGCTCGATCAGATCCGCAAACGCATGGGCTTTACGGCTTCGAAAGCGGCCGTGCTGGCCATGCTCGCCCGCTGGCCGCAGGTGACGGCGGTGCTCATCGAAGACAAGGCGAACGGCCCGGCGGTGCTCGACGCCCTGCGCGGGGAGGTGCCGGGACTGATTCCGGTTTTGCCGGACGGCTCGAAGGTCGCCCGCGCCTACGCCGTGACGCCGCTGTGGGCCGGGGGGAACGTGTGGATTCCGGAAGACGACGCCGTATGGACGCGGGATTTTGTGGAAGAGCTCGTCGCGTTTCCGGCCGGGGCGCATGACGACCAGGTGGACGCCATGACGCAGGCGCTCAGGTACTTGAGAAGCCACGGACTCGCCGTGTGGGAGGCCCTGGCCGATGACTGATGTTTTCTTAACCGACGAATCACGAGGCGTCCGATGACGAAAAAACACCCTTTGCGGGGCACCCGTAAACAGTTTCGGGACGGGTTCGCAAGCTTCACCGCCCGTCTCGGCATGGGACAGGACAACCAGCTCGCGAAAAGCGGCTATGTCGCGGAAGGCTATGTCACGCGCAGCAACACCGAGCTCGAGGACATGTACCGCACGAGCTGGATCGTGGACCGCGTGGTCAACGTGGTCGCCGAAGACATGATCCGGGGCGGCATCGAGATCCGTTCCCAGATGGAACCGGACAAGATCGACGAGCTCATGCGGGCCGTACGCAGCGCGGGCATTCCCGGGAGGTTCTCGGACGCGATCAAGTGGTCACGTCTCTACGGCGGAGCGCTCGCCGTCATACTCATCGACGGGCAGGAGCTTTCCGAGCCGCTCGATCTCGAGGCCGTCCCGCAGGGAGGGTTTAAGGGGCTGTACGTCCTCGACCGCCACCAGGTCACGCCGTCCGACGGGAAGATAGACGATATCGGGCCGATGCTCGGGTATCCCGAATCGTACCGCATCAATCTGGACGTTTTGACGGGCGAGACCATCCACCACAGCCGGGCGATCCGCTTCATCGGGGCGGAACTCCCGTGGCAGCAGCGGCAATCCGAGCAGTGGTGGGGCGGGAGCGTCGTGGACAAGCTCTATGATCGCCTCGTCGCGCTCGACTCCGCGACCCACGGCACAGCGAACATGCTCTACAAGAGCTTTCTGCGCGTGGTCGGCGTCGACGGGCTGCGGCAAATCCTGCAACAGGGAGGCCGCGCCGAGGCCGGGCTTCTCAAGCAATTCCAGATGATCCGCCAGGTCCAGACGAACGAGGGGATCACATTGCTCGACAAGAACGATACCTTCACCACGCACGGCTGGAGCTTTGCGGGCATCTACGACGCCATGCAGGCGTTTATGGAGCAGATCGCCGGGGCAACGGGCATTCCTCTGGTCCGTTTGCTCGGACAGTCGCCGAAAGGCTTTTCAACGGGCGAGGCCGATCTGCGGACGTATTACGACACGGTGAGCACGCTTCAGGACGACGATCTCCGTCCCGCCTACGATACCGTCTTCCGGGTGCTCGCGCGCTCACTCTGGGGCGAGGCGCTCCCGGACGATTTCGCCTTTGAGTTCCGCCCGCTGTGGCAGCCGTCCGAAACCGACAAGGCGACCATCGCCACGGCCGACGCCCAAAACGTCGCGGGGCTCCATACCGCCGGTGTGCTTACAAGAAAAATGGCGCTGACGGAGCTCAGGAACGCCGGGCGCGCTTCCGGGCGGTTTGTGAGCATCACGGACGAGGACATCGCGCAAGCCGAAAAGGAAGACCAGGCCCCGCCTCTTCCCGAGGGTATTGACATGTTCGCGCCGACGGGAGGCGATAATGGCTGAGTGGGCGATGCCGTGGGCGTTTACGGATCGCCTGAAAATCCGGGACGCGGCCTCGGCCTTCGTCGCCTCCCGCGCGGCGGAACGGGCGTATGAGCGAAAGCTCCGATCGGTCGCGGAGCGCGTCAGAACGACGCTGGCTACGACAAAACCCGAACAGGCGGAAAAGGCCCTGCGTGAGTACGCCGAGCTCATCGGGCCGTGGGCCGCGCAGTCGGCCGCGACCATGCTGGCCACGGTCGATCGGAAAAACCGCGATTCGTTCCTGCGCGAGGCGGCACGGGCGGGGATCGACATGCGCATTCTTCTTGCTTCGCCCGGCGTCGGGTACGCGGTGCAGGACCGCATCGCCGAAAACGTCAGGCTCATCAAAAGCATCGTGACCCATTCTGCCGACGAGGTGGCGAAACTCGTGCAAGAAAGCATGGCCACAGGGATGCGCGCCGAAGATCTGGCCAAACGGATCGAGCACGTGGGCGAAGTCTCGAAATCGCGCGCCCGCACCATAGCCGCCACCGAAGTCTCCAAGGCGGGAACCGCGCTCACGCGCGCCCGTGCGGAGTCCGTCGGTTCCGAAGGGTACATCTGGCGCACGGCGAGGGACGGGGCAGTACGCGATTCGCATCGAATGATGGAGGGAAAGTTCGTCCGCTGGGACTCGCCGCCCACGCTCGACGGCATGACCGGGCACGCCGGGGAGTTCCCGAACGATCGCTGCTACCCCGAGCCGGTCATTCCGCGCGGCGACGGGACGTCCTACAACCAACCGCTCCCGACGCAGGAAGAGGAAAAGGCGGCGGGCGAGCAGCGACTTATGACCGCGTGGGAGCACCACACGCCGGAAGGCGGCGAAGCCTGGCCGGAAGTGGTGCGGCATGTGCCGGGAGAGCCTCTTTATAATATAGAGAAGGCAAAATTCATTCCACAAAAGCTGACGAAATATTCGCTCGACGTCACCAGCCCGAAGGGAAAGGCGAAGGCGGAAGCCTTCCGGAAGTTCCTGGGTTTTGGACCGGATGATGCCCAAACGATCGAACGGCTGGCTATGGAAGGCATACGGCACCTCCCCGCCGAACGGATGGATACGGACAAGTGGGGGGAGCGCTTCAGCGTGTACGTGCCCATGAAGGGCAACAACGGGAAGGTCGCGAACGTACTGACGGCCTGGATATACGACCGTCTGGAGGACGGGAGGCTCTCCACCGTTCCCCGCCTCTCCAATTGCTATCTGGACAAAAAAAGCATAGCGTACATCAAAAATATGGAGAAATATCATGCTTGAGGCGTTCACCGGAGCCCGGCTTACGCGGGACTTTGAGATGCGCAGGAGGGACGGAGAGGTGATACTCATCCCCGCCGGAACCTCTTGCGTCGTCCTTGACGTCTACAAGTCCCCTCCCGGCTATGAAATGGAATTCGACTACGGCGGCGAGGAGTTCAGTATCGGCATCCCGGCCGACATCGTGGAGCCCTACGGCGGGTAAAACGGGATTTCTCCCTTTTTTGTTTTTTACGGCCTTTTTTTCTTCCGCCCTTCCCGGTATTCACGTTTTCGCCTTTCGCGTCTTGTAAACGGCCTGTAAACACCTTAACGGGCATATCGGGCTCTTCCTTCCCCTCCCGCGACGAATGAAAAGCACCCTGATCAACATCGGGGTGCTTTTTTTGCGTCCGGCGTGCCAGTGTCGGTTCATGCGCTACCACACACAATCCCGTCTTTCCGAAC